GCAACTCCTATTTGTCGGGGAATCTGATAAATTACCGCATCAATCTGGCGAAAAAAATAGGGGTTGATCTTGTTGAATGGCTGGAAGGCCCGCATGAGCCGAAGAAGTACACAATCGAGCAGCTGCGCGAAATCAAAGCGACCTACAGCCGTAAAGCGCGGGAGCTAAAAAATAAATACGAAATAGTTTGACACTGCGAAATAGTTTCGTTTAGAATGGCTACACGGTGCAGGAAACGCCGAGCTAATTAGGAGTAGATCATGAACAACTTTTATATCACCCGCGAATCGAACTCTGTTTGTGTTTGGAATGGCAGCAGCGGCGAATGCGTTTTTACCATCAGCCGTTACGCAGACGGATACACCGGCTACGAGCAAGCCGCAGCTAAATGTGCAGAATTGAACGCAGCTTAACGCCGTAAAGATAAAGGGGTAGAGATAATGAAGCCATTTGACGGATTTACTCAAGAACAAATGCAGGATCTGTATTTTAATTACGCAGCATACCGCGATGCGTATTGCAGGGCAAACGGCACATGCTGCGCAGATATTGGGATTGTTGAGTTTTACTCATGACGCCCAGCGAACAATGCAAAGCGGCAGGGCTAAAGAGCCTGCGCGAGCTGGCACAGATAAGTAACGTAAGCACACGCACGCTTGAGAACTGGCACAGGCATAACATCACGCGGTTTACGGTCATGCTGGCCGGGGCGGTGGCGACTAAAGCGAAAAGATCAGAAAATGCCGAAAATTGAATACGAAACCCGCACTTTATCCGTGATCGTCGTCGCAAAAGGCAAGCCGATATTTAGCGAGATGGCAACTAGGGTCGAAATCGTTGACGAGGCCGGCGGCGAGTATGTCGAGGTATCCCAGCAGGGGCGGGTAGACCTCGGGAAAATCGCCATCAACCCGGAGGAATGGCCGATGCTGCGCGAGGTGATAGATACGATGGTTTCTCAGTGCAGGGATGATGCAAATTGACACCAATCTCCCAAAAGTTTAAAGGCAAATGCCAGAACCTAGGCTGTAGCGCGCCCGCAGAGGTATCATTCCGGCTACAAAGCGGGGCTAGGCAGGCGAGGTGCAGGGCTTGTGCGGAGAAGGCGAGAAAGGGGCGTAGAAAGTGATTGACACAGTACGATCGTTCGCTTACATTGCGCACATCAGCGATTTGCAGTCGCTAAATCAGGTGTGACCCAGTTGTCATAGGCATGTAGGGGAGAAATCCCGCCGACCTGATTCGGTACTGCAAACTACATGGCCTATAACAACTGGGTTTTGTTTTGGCTGATTGCCTGGCAGTATGGAAGGGTAACCGCCGAACGGGTTAGGTAGCAAGGCCGTAAGAACGAGTCCAGACGGCAGCGCGGGTTTAATTGATAGAACGCGGACGGGATGCGATGTAGGATGTTAAATCATCCGTTCAAGCCAGAGTTTGAGCATTGCCGCAAGTCTGTCATAGCCTAATAGCGAGGGATGGCTCCGTAGCCGAAACTCTAAAGGTAAACGCCCAACTATGGGATAGGTTTGCCTTTAACTCGGGATTTCACCATAGCCGATACTCTGGTGATAGAATAGAGCAAACCACTGAATAGGTGATATTTTGGCAACGATAGACGACCAAGCCGAAGCATTCGAGCAACGAGATCGGGATATTGCGCTAAAGCTACGCAAGCCAGAGCTAAAGGCATGCGGCTACTGCTACAACTGCGGAGAGCCGATAAGCGGCGTATTCTGCGATATTGAATGCGGACGGGATTACGAGCAGCGCAAGAGGTTCAGCCAATGATAATTGACGATCAATTAAAATCAGCGCAGCGCGATGTAAATATGGCAATGTCGGCGGCAGTAGATGCCATAGTAGAATATCGAGAGTTTGAGAATGTGATGGCTGAATTTGTGAAAAAATACGGCAAAACCGCAGTGCGCAGGATCATTAAGCGTATCCCTGACAAGGAGCAATAATGTCCAACTACGACGAAATAGAGAATATCCACAGCTACCACGGAACGCGGGAGAAGTTGGGCGTTGACGTTTCTGGAGTTGAAATCGACCACTCTAAGGCCGTGGAATACTGCCAAGTGCGAGTAAGCGGAGAACTGCGGGATGTTGCGATGGAGGGGTGGGAAGTCACCGCATCATGGCGCGAAGGGGTGGAAACGGTTTACGGGATGCGCAGGGAAGTGAAGGCAAATGGCACGGCCTAGCAAGATCACCAAAGCAGCAAAGCCTTTAACGCCATCGCAGCGACTTGATGCAATAGGCATCGACGCTATTTGCGATGAGATAGCACAAGGCAAAAGCCTGCATGCTTGGTGCCTCGAAAACGGCATGAAGAACATGACGGTTACGGACTGGATAAATGCCGACAAAGAGCGTGCCGTAAAGTACGCGCGCGCGAGGGACGAAAGATCGGATGCCTATTTTGAGTCGCTTGGCGAAGTCGGCGAGCAAGCTGTTAGAGCCGAAACAGCCGTTGAAGTCGCCGGGCTGCGACTCAAGGCTGATAATATCAAGTGGATGCTGGCGCGCATGTCTCCGCGCAAGTATGGGGATAAGCTGGCAATAGGCGGGGCAGACGACTTGCCGCCAGTCCAGCAAGAGATTACCGCCGCAATGACCCCGCAGGACGCAGCAAGGGCTTATTCCGACCTGATGGACAAAAAGCCGTGACGTTCGACTACAAGAATCCAGATTACCCCGCAATCTACGCAGAACGCGCCGAACGACTGAAGCGCATTCGAGCTAACCCTCAGTCTATCCCCGCCCTGAAACTGTACTACCGCGACAACATCGCCCAGTTCCTCACGGATTGGGCTTGTACTGTTGATCCTCGCGGCCCGGAGATCGGCCAGCCTTCGGTTATCCCGTTTATTCTGTTTCCGAAACAAATTGAATGGGTGGATTGGTTTATCGCTAAGTGGAAGAATCGCGAACCTGGACTAACTGACAAATCCCGAGACATGGGTCTATCGTGGCTCGCGGTGTGTACCGCCGCATCGGTGTGCATGTTCAATGATGGCATCGTTGCCGGGTTCGGTTCCCGCAAAGAAGATTACGTAGACAAGATCGGCGACCCGAAAAGCCTATTCTGGAAGGCACGGGAGTTTCTGCGATTATTGCCGAATGAGTTTACCGGCGCATGGTCTGACGCGCACATGCGCATATCGTTTAGCGGAACTGGTTCGGTGATGACCGGCGAGGCTGGCGACAACATCGGGCGCGGCGACCGAACGAGCTTTTACTTCGTTGACGAGGCCGCACATATCGAGAGGCCGCAGCTTGTTGACGCTTCCCTATCGGCTACGACCAACTGCCGCATAGACATATCCAGCGCAAACGGCATGGCTAACCCGTTCGCTATCAAGCGGTTCAGTGGGAAAATATCAGTGTTTTCGATGCACTGGCGCGATGATCCGCGAAAGGACGAAGCGTGGTATCAAAAGAAAAAAAACGAGCTAGACCCAATAACACTCGCTCAAGAAATCGACATTGACTATTCGGCATCGGTTGAGGGGGTGCTAATCCCGTCCGAATGGGTGCAAGCTGCTATCGATGCAGACGAAAAGCTGGATATAAGCCCGTCAGGCGTGCGTAAAGGCGCGCTGGATGTAGCTGATGAGGGCAAGGATGAGAATGCCTTCGCTGGTCGTCATGGCGTATTGCTGGAGACTGTGGAAAGCTGGAAGGGCGTAGGCTCGGACATATTCAGCACGGTAGAGAAAGCGTTTATGCTGTGCGACGATGGCGGATATTTGGCATTCTCATATGATGCTGACGGTCTAGGGGCCGGGGTGCGCGGTGACGCCAGGATTATCAATGCGCGCCGGGATGAGAGCAAGCAAGGGCAGCTAGAGGTATCGGCGTTTCGTGGCTCTGGTGCGGTATTGAAGCCCGATGCGATGATGGTCAAGGGGCGCAAGAATAAGGACTTTTTCGCCAATGCCAAGGCGCAGGCATGGTGGGCGTTGCGCATCAGGTTTCAAAATACCTATCGAGCTGTTGTGGAAGGTGTGATGCCGGAAGACCCGGACAACATCATCGCAATCTCAGGGAAGATACCGAATCTGAGCAAGCTGACCGCCGAACTGTCGCAGCCGACCTATTCGATCAACACCGCCGGCAAGATCATCATCGACAAAGCACCGGATAACACCAAATCCCCGAACCTGGCCGATTCGGTTATGATTGCATACGCTGAATCCGGGCCGATGGTTAAGGCTAAAACGGAAGCCAAGCCGAAGCGCACATTGAACATTGGGAACTCGGGTGGCTTGGGTTGGATGGGTTAGTTTAACAGGAGATTTGAATGACACACTTAGGCATAGGGGCCGAGCAATTCGGCATAGACGCGGCGAATTTTGGCATCGGGCTGGACACCGGGAACATCGGTAGCGTGATGGCAATGGCGATGGCTACGGACTCGCTGAACGCGCAGCAGGAGGCGGTAGCAAGGCCGAGTCTTGATGTTGCTGCCATAACTGATGCAGCGCATGAATTGATGAACAATCCAGATAATGAGCATCAGCGAAAGGAGATTGAATCGCAGCTTGATGCGGTAATGCCAGAACGTCAGCCGGATATTGTGCCGCCAGCGACGAAGCCAGCAAAGCCAGTGACGAAGCGCAAATACACGAAGAGGTCGAAGTGAGTGATTTAGCCATGCTAGGCAAGCGCACCCACGAAGGCGCAAAGTGCCGCATCGGCTACACAATGGCCGTCCCCACGAACATGCGCGGCCATATCCGCGAGGTCAGCAGCTTGCACACTGAGCCGGGAATGCGCGGCAAAGGCCAAGCAACAAAGCTACTCAAGCAGGTATGCGAAGAGGCGGACAAGTGTGGTAAAGTGCTGATATTGTTGCCGGATGATGAAAAGCTGGTAGCGTGGTATCAGAAGTTCGGCTTCGAGATAATCCAGCAAGAGCCTAAAATGCTGATGATGCGAAAGGTAACTCCGCAAGGTTGAATCGAATGTAACTCATAATTATCTGGTTCGGTGGTTGCGCGTGGTCAAGCCGGCGAAGATAATCAGCAAGGCGTTTCGGTTCGTAAAAAGTTTTGCGCTTTGCTGTACCTCCACATCTTCGCAATCGGCAGCGAAGTAAAAAACCACGATAGCCGAATATTCCCCCGTCGAGACGATGGCAAGAGGTGATTATGGATTACGAGAACGAGGCTTCCGAGCCGAAAGAATCGAAGGCCGAAGATAGTACGGACATCGTGACCGAGGCCAAAGAGCGGTACGAGCTTGCCAAGGTCGCCTATTCGACACTGCGCGCCGCCGCTCAAGAGGATACGAAGTTCTACCTCGGCGACTCTGAGAACGGCTGGCAATGGCCTGAGAACATCAAGCTAAACCGCTCAGAAGTTGAGCGCCGTCCGTGCCTCACGATCAACCTGACCGCGCAGCACTGCAACCAGGTAATCAACTCCATCCGCCAAAACCGACCAGCTGCAAAGGTGCGCCCAGTAGACGACAGTTCCGACAAAAAGACCGCCGAGATTCTTGAGGGTCTAATCCGCAACATCCACAACTACAGCAGCGCGGACGATGCGCACGATTTGGCCGCTGAACATGCTATCGCTGGCGGTGAGGGATATTGGGCGGTTCGCACCTGCTACGAGTCTGAAAAGAGTTTCAACCAGATTATCAAGATCGACCAGATACCAGACCCGAATATGGTCTATATCGACCCATTCGCAAAGAACATCGACCGCTCGGATGCGGATTGGGGGTTTGTGTTTGAGGATGTCTCAAAAGAGTACGTCCGCCGCAAGTGGCCCGACATTAACCCTTCATCGTGGGCCGAGGATGCGCAAGGATGGACGAAGAAGGACACGGTACGGATTGCCGACTACTACTACTGCGAGTATGTCGATGATGTCCTGTATCAGCTTCCTACTGGCGATTCTGAGCTAAAGAGCAAAATCCCGCCGCAGATTCTTGAGCAATTGGACATGATGGTGTCGGCAAAAGTGCTGGCAACCCGTCCGACCAAGCGCAAAGAGTGGAAAATCTGCAAGCTGATCGGCGGTGAATCCAAGCCTGTCGATATGACAGATTGGCCTGGTTCTACTTTGCCTATCGTGATGGTTGTCGGCAAGGAACTGACGGTCAACGGCGAAGTAGTGCGCAAGGGCTTAGTCCGCGACCTGAAAGACCCGGCGCGGATGGTCAATTACGCATTTTCCGCCGCGATTGAGTCTATCGCATTGCAGAACAAAATCCCGTACATGGCCCCGGCTGCGGCTATTGAGGGCTACGAGACAATATGGGATTCCGCGAACATTGAGAATCGTTCGTATTTGCCATATAACCACGTTGACGATTCAGGAAATCAGATACCGGCTCCGCAACGCCAGCAAGGAACACAACTCGCATCGGCACAAATTCAGATGCTGCAAGTCGCAACCGAGCAAATGCGCGGCGCGTCAGGCCAGCATAACGCCTCGATGGGTATTAAGTCGGAGGCTTCTAGCGGGATTGGCATTCAACGGCTCAAATCGCAATCTGAGGTAGCTACGTTCCACTTCCCGGACAACTTCGCCCGCGCTTTGAAGTATGAGGCGCAGATTCTCGTTGACCTGATTACCGGCGGCAGGGTGATGGACACCAAGCGAGTTATGAGAGTATTGGGGATCGATGGCAAGGAAAGCCAAGCCGTGCTAGACCCGTCCTCACAAGTCGCGCATCAGGAAGTAGACGGGCTGACGGAAGAGGACGTAACGCGCATATTCAACCCGACAATCGGGCGCTATGACGTGACTATCGACACCGGCCCGAGCTACATGACACAACGGCAGGAAACGGCGGCGAACGTGACCGAAATCGCAGCAAGGAATCCGCAAGTAATGCAATTGGCCGGCGACTTGGTATTCCGTTCGTTGGACTTCCCGCTTGCCGACCAGTTCGCCAAGCGTTTCGAGAAGTCACTACCTCCTGGGTTGAAAGACGAAAAAGGCCAGCCGCAGATTCCGCCGCAGGTTCAACAGGCCATCCAGCAGGCGCAGCAGCATATTCAAGAGCAGGATCAGGTTATCCAGCAAATGCAATCTGAATTGCAGAAAAACCAGACAGAGCAACAGCGTGCAGCATTGGAGGCTCAGAAGGCGCAAGCCGAAGCTCAAGTAGCGCAGGCAAGACTGCAAATCGACCAAGCCAAGATTCAAATCGACAGCTTCAAAGCTGAGACTGAGCGGGCGAAAATGGAGTACGAAGCCCGTATAGCAATGGCACAGCAGACGCTGCAAGAATCAGCCGCAAGCGAAGAACAGGACGAATCACAGCAATTGGCATTTGAGCAATATAAGGCCGAATTGCAGGCCGAAACAGAGCGCTGGAAAGCGAGGCTCGATGCTGAGACAAAGATGGCAATCGCAGAGATGCAAAGCCGCTCAGAAGTCCAACAAGAGCATATCCGCACGGCCCCGGCGATGATGGAACACGCGCACGACATGATGCAGAATATGGTCGTGGTTGAAGGAGTCGAAGATGGCGAAACCGGAAGATAGGCGCGCAAAGCTGGCAAGGGAAATGTCGCACAGAATGAGTGCGGATGAGCGATTGCGCGCCTATGAAGCCGCGCTGAATCCGCCTAGTCAGGAAGATATTGACACGGCGATTAAGGTCGGCATGGGGCGAATGTCTCCTGACGTAGCCTATGGCGAGAAGCCGCTTGCCGGTGGGCTGGACATTGCTGAGATAGGCGGCATTCCAATCAACGCGACAGACTTCATCGGCACGGGCATCCCGTCCAAGCTGGCGATGGGCGCGAAGATGTTTGCCGCACCGCTGGCTGCGGCATTGGGGGGAACGGCTATCGCATCGCAAGCCAGCCAAGGCGCGAAGCTGAACGCACTGGCTAACCTGATGCGCAAGGAGCGCGGGATATTCGCTGGGGTGAATGCGAAGACGGCGGACATGGCAAAGCTGGAAGAGGCGAAACAACTCGCCGCGCAGGGTGTGCCGGATGCGGATATTTGGGCGCAAACCGGATGGACGCTGGACACGCCGGACAAGATGCCGAGGTTTGAGATACCGGATGATGCGGCTAGATTAAATCTTGAGGATGCTGGATATTTAGGTGTCAAACACTCTTTCGATGATTTGGATAAATCAGTTTCGCATGAAGATTTATATTCTGCATATCCAGAAATAAAAGGATATGGAGGCGATATATCACAGACTCCCGGCGGCTTAGAATCTGGCTCGTTTAAGGCAGGAAAGATGAGCGGAAAGCCATCTATTAGAGCTACCGGAGATGATGCAACAGGAACAGTTTTGCACGAACTCCAGCACGCCATCCAGCAGCGCGAAGGGTTCGCTAGGGGCGGGAGTCCTGAGTTATTCAAAGAATCCAACTCCCCGCTAATCCCGGAAATGGCGGCGCGCAATCAAGCGGTAATAGATGTCGGAAGAATGGCAAAAGAATATGGAATGTCTCCAGAAGATGTTTTGCGTAGCGGTGCTATAGATGAGCCGCATGCGTCAGAATTGCTAAGCAGAGGATTGGATTCAGGCCAATGGGATTACATGACGCGATACGCGAATGAGCGCGCATTATCTCCAGATCAAGCATACAAACGACTAGCTGGAGAAGCCGAAGCACGCCTAACGCAAGCGCGCATGAACCTAACCCCATATCAGCGCCTAGCCCAGTACCCATACGAGCCGGAATACTTCCTTCAGGCTACCGGAGTGCCGCTTGATGAATTGATCGTCCGCAAGGGTGGCGACGGCACGGCTATGAGCCTGCCGGATAACCTCGATGACCTATGGACTCCAGTAGACACACTCCAGCACCCAGCCGGAACGCAATATTCGCCAATCAACAAATATCTGAACAATCCAGACTACAATACCGGGATGGATGTTCCGTATGGCAATTTTCCAACAAGGGGGATGTATGAAGAAATCATCGCAAGACAAAAAGCGGATGCTGATTTCAATCAATCGCAATTCCAAGACGACCTGCATCGCGCAATCGAAGCTGATGCAGGACTCGCCGCCTCGCGTGGGAACGTACAGCCAGCCAGCAACGTACCGCAAAGATTGTCCGACGGGCAGATAAATGGCGATGATTGGCTTAAAAAGCAGATGGAAGGAATTGGTATTTCAGAGCCATCGCCAACATACGACGCCCAGCGCGAAAACCTCAACGCCGCATTGCTGGAAAAGCATCTATCCGGTAATCCGTTAAACCCGGATGAGCTGGCGCAATATGAGGCCAACGGCGCGCTTATGTCGAACACTGGGCGCGGTGATATTAACGCGATGAACGCTCAGGCACAGCCGGAATATGCGGCGTATCGCGGTGAGTTTGATACGCCTGCTTATCATGGTACAGACAGAAAGTTTTCAGAATTTGACCCAGAAGAGAAATATGCTGCATCGAATTCTATGGGAAGTTGGTTTACTGATGACCCACTGCAAGCCGCATTCTATGCCGACCCATCAAACAGAGGGAAAGGCGATGTAATGCGCGCATTGTTGCGCGTTGAAGACCCTTATGAAATTGATGCTATGGCTGATGCTAGAAGGATTGCAGACGACATCGGCATTGACCCGAATCTTAATTGGGGAAATGCGTCAGAAATACTGCAATACTCTGATTATGTCGAAGACGCCATAAAAGATGCCAGTCGGTTAGGAAAAAAATCATTAGTTGTCAGAAATACCGCAGATGCGCCAAATAGATCAGATGATCTTGCTACGCACTACTCTATTTTTGATCCACGGAATATCAGGCTAAAAACAGCGGCCTTCGACCCTCTTCGCCGCAACAGCGCAAACATCCTAGCCGGTGGCGCTGCTGGTGCGGTAGGGCTGAACGAGCTTGCAGATTTGCTGTATTTGGATGAATACCAGTAGTGACCACTAACTAACGCTTAGCAAGCGCTCACATACTTGTTGACTCAATGAATATGTAGTAGTAGTCTACGCGCACCGTACCGCAAGTACGGGATAGAAGGCAGCGTCGTTAGATGCCGCATTCCCACAGTGCCGAAAGGCCGAAGGAGATTTACCCATGACTGATTTAGTCAATGATTCGCCCGTGGTAGACCATACCCCGTCCGAAGTAGTACAAGAAGTAATCGAAGCAAAAGCGGAAGCTGCCCCCGCAGAAACACCAGAAAGCGCAGCGCCTCCAGTTGTGGACACGGCATCCCCAACGGACGAAAAATCGCCGGAATCGAAACCTGTAGAGAAAACGTTCACTCAATCTGAGTTGGACGACATTCTTCAGAAACGATTAGCCAAAGAACATCGCAAACTTGAACGACAAGCACGACTGGAAGTTGAGAATGAGTATCTGCGCAAGCAGCAAGCTCAACCACAACAACAAGTCGCCCAATCCGTTCAGGATGCAGGTAGCGGTGAGCCAAGGCCTGAGAATTTCCAGACTTACGAAGAATACATCGAGGCCGTAACCGATTGGAAGGTTGAAGCTAAGTTGGATGCCAAATTGCGCAGCTTGCAAGAGCAATCGCAGGAGCGCAAACAGCAATCCGCTCAAGCCCAACATGAAGCCAGCATCGCTGAAAATCTGAGTAAGGCGGCTGAAAAGTATGAGGACTTTCACGAAGTAATCAGCAACCCGAATCTGCAAGTAACTATCGCCATGCGTGATGCAATTGGCGACAGCGAAATCGGCGGCGAGATTGCCTACTACCTCGGGACTCATGCCGACGAATCCGCAGCTATCGCCAAAATGTCGCCAGTGCAACAGATTAAAGCGATTGACCGTCTGGAAGCAAAACTCAAGGAACCGGCCCCCGCGCCAGAAATTAAACCAGTCAGCCAAGCCCCGAAGCCTATAGAGCCGGTGCGAGGCGTAAAGACTGGAAGCGTGAAACTCGAAACCGCCGATATGGATACGTACCTGAAAGAGCGTCGTGCTCAAGGTGCGCGGTGGGCTTAATCAACAATCTTTGAAAGGAAATAACGATGTCTAACGTACTTGTTACCTGTAGCCTGATCGCCAAGGAAACGCTGGCGATTCTGGAAAATACCCTCGGCTTTGCCGCCAACGTGAACCGCAACTGGGAGGATGAATTCGCCGGTAATCAGTCGAAGGGTTACAGCCCGGGCGCGACCATCAACATCAAGCGTCCGCCTCGCTACACCTACCGCGCGGGTCGTACCGCTGTTCCTCAGGCGACCGTCGAAACCAGCACCGCGCTGACTGTGAACCAAGGCGGTACTGACCTCGGTTTTACCGGGTTCGAGCGCACCTTGAGCCTGCAACAGTTCGAGCAGAAGATGGCCGCTGGTGCTGCTGCCGTAGCCAACGAAGTGGATCGCCAAGGTCTGCAAGTTGCGCACGATAACGTGTTCAACATCATCAACGCCGCTGGTGCGATTCCAGCAACTTCGATTGCCGCGTTGCAGATTTACACCGACTCCGGCGCTCGTCTAGACCAGATGGGCGCGCCCCGCGACCGCCAGCGCGCAATGGTGCTGAACCCGAAGATGAACGGCGCGTCCGTTGCTGGTTTGGCTGGACTGTTCAACAGCGCAGACAAACTGAATCGCCAGTACGGTTCCGGCATGATGGTGGATTCGCTGGGCTACATCGTCGCGATGGATCAGAACTCTGTCGGCCATGCAAACGGCGCAGGTACTGCTTCTAACGTCAACGGCGCAAACCAGACTGGCTCTACCATCACCGTGGCAGCTACCGGCGCAGGCACAATCACCAAGGGCACGATCATCACCTTGCCCGGTGTGTTTGCGGTCAACCCGCAGAGCCGCCAATCGACCGGCGAACTGGCGAACTTCATCATCACCGCCGACGTAGCCCAAGGCGCTACCAGCCTGCCGATCAGCCCGGCAATCGTTACCTCTGGCGCATTCCAGAACGTGACCGCTTCGCCAACTACCGGACAGCCTTTCGTCATCCAAGGTGCTGCATCGACGACCTACGGCGCAAGCTACGCATACCACAAAGATGCGTTTACGCTGGCTATGGTGCCGATGTACACCCCGCCGGGCAACAAGGGCGTCGTTGACATCTCCCAACTGTCGCACAACGGCTTCACGGTCAAGGCTGTGACCTACTACGACGGCGTGAGCGATTCGTTCAATACCCGTCTTGATGTGCTGTTCGGCTGGGCCGCGGTCTATAGCGAGCTAGCCTGCCGGGTGCACAACGTATAACCAGACTAGGGGGATAACCTCCCCCTTCTCTCAATCATTCTGAAAAGGAAAAAATCATGTCCGTAACTCTGATTCGCAATTATGGCAACTTCCTGTCTGGTGCGGTTGTAACGCTGCCTGACGCAACCGAGGCCGCGCTGATCGCTCAAGGCTTCGCAACTGCTGGCCCGACTACTGCAATGTCAGCTTACCCTGGCGGCTTCCAGCAAGTCGTATCTCAAGGCGGCAATGTAGCCGATGCGCTGGTGACTGGCGAGGGTTCGTTCACCTACGATCAAGGCCCGCGCTTCCTGCCGTGCTTCCCAATGGGTTCCGCAGCTTTGACCGGCTACGAGACTAACGGCGTTGCTCCTGTCGCCGGTACGCTGAACCTGACCGAAATCTATGTCCCGTACTGGCAGACGTGGACAGGCGCAAGTGTTCTCAATGGTACGACTGTTGGTACCGATAGCTTCATCGTTGCGCTGTACGGCTCCGATGGCACACTGATCGCGAACTCCGCTCTGGCCGGTACGCTGTCCGCTGGCGCGTCTGTGTTCCAGAATATCCCGTTCACCGCTACCGTCGTACTAGCTCCGGGCCGCTACTTCATCGGCGTGCAGTCTGACGGCACTACTGCTACTCTGCGGCATATTCTGGCTGCTAACGGCTTCGGCGGTTCTACCTCCGCAACCGCTGGCACGTTTGGTACGCTGCCTGATCCGGCAACTGCTCCCACCTCGTTCACAACAGCCGTTGGCGTTATCTGCGGACTGTATAAGTAAGCCTGTTTAACCTGCACCTTCAAACGAGGGTGCAGCATTAAGGAGGCTTGCTTATGGCAACCGCAGAATCAGTAATCACCCTATCCCTACAGCAAATCCTGAATGATGACGTAACAGCTACGCCATCGGCTTCGGATTTGAGTACGGGGCTTACCTACCTCATCAACCTGCTAGACCACTGGCAACTCAGCCCACAAGATACAGTCGGGATGCGTGAGTACGTTTACACCCCGACCACTGGAGACCAGTATGTGACTATCGGCTCGGCGCATGCTGTTACGTCGATGACGCAAACCGGGACGACGGTAACGGTGACGACTACCGCAGCGCATGGGTTTTCGACTGGTAGTAAAGTCGTTATCTCTGGGGCTGACCAGACTGACTACAACGGGCTGCAAACAGTTACCGTAACCTCGGACACCGTATTTACTTTTGAGGCGACTGCGGGGCTTACCACGCCAGCGACGGGAACTATTCTTGCAGGCGCGCAGATCACCGCGCCGATGCCAGTCAGGATTGAAGAGGGATCATTCTGCCGACTGAGCGGGACGGACTTCCTGATCGGCTTCGCGCCATCGTTCGACATCTACGCTGGCCAGCCGGTAAAGACGACTCAAGGCTACCCGTCCAAATGCTTCTACATGCCTTCTAATACCAACATCGGCACGCTGTATATGTGGCCTGCATCGAATGGCGCAGAGTTGCATTTGTGGGTAAGGGAGACTCCGGTTAACGGGTTCGAGTCAATGACGCTTTCCACTACGCTTACCTTGCCGATGGGCATGCAAAAAGTTCTAGTCGATTGCTTGGCTGCTGAGATGCTGGACATTTTCAGCGTTCCAGATCCTACCTACAGCAAGATCAGAATCAAGGCGAATAACTCGATTCGGACATGGAAGCGCGCAAATCTCAAAGTTGGGGTTTTGGGTATGCCGACCGGAGTTGGAAGATACGGGTATCGTTCTAACGCATTTACAGGATAACGAAAGGAAACAAGATGGCACAAAACCAAACCATGCCCGTAATCAAAGGGGCTTTGCTGACTACCGATCCGCTGGTGATTCCAGTACCAAAAGACATGCAAATCCCAGGTAGCATTACGCTGAAATCTGCCGATGCAGGGAGGTTGATCGAGCTTTCCACTGACGGCGTGGAGTATTTCACCCCGGCGGTAGATGTTCAGTCCGCGACGATGCAGATTCTGGTAGTGAATGCACCCATCACCCATATCCGGCTAACGGGAGCCGCTAACGACATTTATCTGGTGAGCTAACTATGTCCTATCCAAACGTATTCCCCCAAGTTTCTACCTCCATCATTGAAGGTACAACCACGAATGACAACGCAGCGGCTGGCATCATAGGCGAGGTGGCATCATCTACCGTTGCGATTGCTAACGTCGTAGCTGTAACGACTGCTACCCCCGTTGATGTGACCACGCTGGCACTAACTGCCGGTGACTGGGAGGTGTCCGGGGTGGTCAATCGCGAGTTGACAGGCGTGACAGCTACGGCTTACGGCGCGGCAATTTCCCCGACTGCCGACACGTTCCCAGCGCAGGCTGGCGGTTCTGGAGTTGGCGCGGATTCATCCGTAACCCATAACGCCACATTCGGAACGACCGTAACTGGCAACTATGTGACAATCGTCGGGCCGGTGAGGGTTAGCCTTGACGCTGGCGCGACGATTCACCTTGTCGTAGGAGATACCTTCTCTGCTGGTACGGTTGGCGCATTTGGTACGTTGCGCGCTCGCAGGGTTCGCTAAGATGAAAAAGTCCGCCATTCAAGGATTGCTCGGAGTGTTGTTTCTTAGCCGCGACTTTGCGCACAAGCGCCATCTCGCGGCGGATAAGTTTTCCGAGCATGACGCGCTCGGGGATTTTTACGAAGGAATCATCCCGCTTGCAGACAAACTGGCTGAGGCATGGCAGGGCAAGAATCTGGCGATGATCGGGGATATTCCTTCACTGAGTACGGACTTCAAGGAATCGAGCGTCAAGGGCTTGCAATCTCAGCTTGAAGTTGTGCGCCAATATCGCGAAGATGTGGCCGAAGATTACTCCCCGATTGCGAACATTTTGGACGAGATTGAATCGGCGTATCTGTCCGTAATCTACAAGCTGACGTTCCTGAAATAATGCTCCGCCTCCCGCTTCCTGCTGACTTAGTAACCCGCGACGGGACGGCAGCGCAGGACGCGCAACAGCTAAACTCGTTCGTGGATGATGGGTACGTTTACAAGCGGCCCGGCATCAATTCGGCATTGGCAACTGATGCAGGAACGGCGCAAGGCGGGATATTCGGGGAGAATCTGCTGTTCACGATCAACGGCGACACGATGCACAGCTACAACTCGGCATTCACTCTGCAATCGACTTTCGTATTATGAGGATTCCTCTTCCTACTTTGCTAAAAACCCGCACGGGGGCACCCGACAAGGATGCCCGGATGACGAACTGCTATGTCGAGACGCGAGGGCAGGAGTCGGTTGTGCGGAAGCGTGCCGGAACTTCGCTTACATCAAGCATGACTGCCGGAGTTGCGCAAGGCGGGATAGATATACCGGGCGGGGCGGTTGTGGTCAATGATGATGCGATAACGGTAGTCGTTGAAATAACTGACGCGGCTGATGCCGCAGTTGTTGCTGCTGCGAGCGATGTTGCGGGCGGTGATTTAGCTGATAACGAAGCGGCGGTTGCTGAGTCTGAGGGCATCCCTAATGGCGGGTTTAATTGGGCGTTGGTAATTCCTGTATGCCAACCAATAACAGTTCCGCCCGAAAACGATAGGGGAACGTCGCAGTATGCAGGCCCAAGCGAAACTCCATACGGCATCCCATCGCCAACCATAGTTGATACGCTGATTCTGGAAACGAACTGCTGGAATCTGTATAGGAGATCGACGAAGACTTATTCAAGTAGGTCGGTTGCGAATGGATATTCTACTAATCTTGGGTATTTAGCGGCATCCGCTGGAGGATTCCACATATACACAGGGCTACATGGTTTTGGTGCAACTATATCTGACATGAAATCTAGCGTTGCGCAAAACAACTATGGAGTTTTAGGCGCAGAAGAAGGTGCAGGTACGTATTTCCCGCCTAACGGCGTGTACCCAGATGGGTATCAGTATAGACTGATAAACAAGCGCCCTGGGGCAGGTGAAATTGCAGCTTATTACGATTACTATACTTTTTACGGGACATCGTATCAGGGAGAAAGAAATTATTCAGCCGGGTATAGCGGTGCCGCTTCTAGACCAACTCTCTATTACCTAGACTACGTAGAAGTCTGGTCTTACTACATCATTTAAGAGGCCCCAATGCCCGTAACCGTCCCCAATCTCCCCTATTCATTCTGCCCCACGGCTCGCGCCCAGAGCAATCAGGGATTCATGTTCAAGAACGCTTATGATGCGTTTTTCTATGATGAGGCGACTGCGACCGTCACCCAGATCACGGATATCGACTATCCGGGCTATCACACGTATTCGGTGACGCTGACAAGCTCCAGCACGACAGCAACAGCGACCATGCCAGCGTTAGCCGTGACCAGCATCACCAGCACGGGCGGAGTGGCTACGATGACCACGGCGGCGGCGCACGGGCTGACTACGGGCGACTCTGTGCTGGTGGCTGGTGCTGCGCAAACGGAATACAACGGGTCGGTGACTGTGACCGTTACCGGGGCATCGACGTTCACCTATGACATCGTTGGTACTCCTACCTCGCCCGCTACCGGAACGATAACCTACCAGAAAAACCACGGTCTATCCGTGGGCGATTCGGTAACGATTGCCGGGGCTACGCAAACCGAATACAACGGCGCATATACCGTCGTGACCGTGGCAGATTCTCAGCACTTTACCTACACCTTTGCAGGGAGTGCAACGACTCCTGCGACGGGAACGATTACCGCAGTTGGTGGACGAACGACAGTCCCCGGCATCGTGTTCCTCGATGGCTACTTTTTCGTGATGGACTCGAAAGCGACTATCCGCAATTGCGTGCTGACTGAGCCGCTGCAATGGTCTGGGCTGGACTTTATCACGGCACAGATCGAACCAGGCGCAGGGGTGGCGCTGGCAAAGTCTCAGAGCTACGTTATCGCATTCAAGGAATGGTCAACCGAGTTTTTTTACGACGCCGCGAATTCTGTAGGTTCGCCGCTGTCTCCGGTGAGTAACGGATTCACCCTTACCGGGTGCGCATCGGGGGATTCTGTTGCAAACATGGACGGCATGCTTTTTTGGGTATCGCAAACCCGTCAAAAAGGCCGTGCCGTTCACATGATGCAGGGCTTGAACGATGCGCAAATCAGCACGCCGGATGTTGAACGGATATTGAACCTTTCGACATTGGCAACGGTGCACAGCTACGGGGTGAAGATTGCGGGACATGCGTTTTATTTACTAACACTGGTTGACCTGAATAAGACGCTGGTTTTCGACATGGCAAGCAAGACATGGGCGTTATGGTCTAGCCTGACACTTGGGGATGATGTAAGCGTTACCAGCATTGCACTGAGCGGCACGACTGCAACCGTGACCACGGCGGCTGCGCATAACCTTCTCGACGGCGACCCTGTACTAATAGCGGGTGCAGATCAGGCGGCATACAACGGCATCCAGACAATTACCTACGTTGACGCGACCCATTACACATTCCAGACTACGGCAGGCACCACGACCCCGGCGACTGGAACGATCACCTCAACGCCATACACCGAGACGTATTTCAAGTACACGAAGTACATCAACGCGCTGGGCCGTGACTTGGTGCAGCATGAATCTGATGGGACATTATGCGAGCTGACTGAGAGCGTTTTTCGGGACGTAGATTCTCCGATTAACGTCAAGGTTAGAACCGGGAAGTTTGACGGCGGCAACAGCAATCTGAAGCGGTTTGCAGCGGTGGAAATCATTGGAAATAAGGTGTCTGCTAATGCTTATATCAGGCACTCCGGCGATGACTACGTTACCAATACGCAATATCGTCCTGTTGACTTGAGCGCAAACCGTTCAATCATCCGTAGGCTAGGTTCAGATCGTAGAAGAAGTTTTGAGGTAAAACATACAGATAATACCTCTTTACAGTTGGCTTTTATTGATATAGACGCTGTATAATCAAACTATTCCCGCCGTGATGGTGGCAAGGAGTCCTACATATGAACGCACTTCAAGGCATTACGCAAGGCGCACAGCCTGCAATGCAGCCGCAAAACGCACTATCTGGCATGCAATCTGCACAGCCGCAACAATCCCCAAAATTCAACGGAACGGTTACGTTCCAAGGCCAGCCCATCCAAGTTAGCGATGGGTTGGCACAATTCGGCGGCGAAAACTTCACCGTAAGCGATGACGGTCGGGTAGTGGCGAACGAAAAGCGCCAATTTGTCGGAACGATATTGAATGGCAAGTTCGTCATGGCAACTCCTGAAATTATTGACCAATTCAAAAAACAGGGCGTTTTTGAGAAGTGAGCAACCTGAAAGACTGGCTGCACAAGCGACGGGGGATGTTCTACGAAGGCGAGACACTGAAACAGCACTGTGATGCGTTTCTGGAAATGGTTGACGGCGGGGCGATTGTTCACGAGTTCAAGGATGCGATTATCGTACTTGAACAACACGGACTAGCAGGAAATTATCGGGCATGGTTGCTGTTTGACAAGTTCACGAAAGGCACAGCCAGCGCGATGAAACAGGTAGCGGATGAATTTGACGGTGTTGGGCTGTATGCGGCAAGCCACGATAAACGCATAAGAGATTTGTTGCTCAAGTTCGGGTTCGAGCAATACCACGAAACAAAAGCCGATTACTATTTAGTGAAGCGAGGTAACGATCATGGGATGTAGTTTCTTAGACCCGATACAAGACGCTCTAGGAAGCGAGGGGCTGGGGTTGCCTGGTGCTGAAACTGTGCTGCCTGTAGTTGCCTCGGTTTTCTTGCCCGGTCTCGGCTCGGCCATTGGCGGCGCGCTCGGGGCTACAGGCGCGACGGCTTCGGCCATCGGCGGCGCTGTACTTGGTGGAGCTGGTAGCGCGCTGGCCGGAGGCGATGCGCTTACTGGCGCACTACTTGGCGGCGCTGGTGGGTTCTTGTCTGGAGGAGGTTTAAGCGGCGCTGGTGACGGAGGCATGCTGACGATGGATCAGCTCGGTTCCCTTGCTGGGAACCCGGAGGCAATTCAATCCTATCTCGATGCCGGGTATATCTCGCAGGACATGCTGACTAACTCAATGTCTGCGTTTACATCGTTGCCTGCCGATGCACAGCAAGCCTATATTAATGCAGGTTTTGATCCTGTTGAAATCGGGGCGGCTTCGTTATCTAACACTGGAACGAATTGGGCTAATGTTGCCGACATCGCGAAGAATGTAAGTACCATCGCAAAGCCGAATGCCGGGACGAATTCGCTGACGAACTTCCTTAAAGACCCTTCGTGGTCTGGTGCTGGCAATCTCCTAACGGACAACCTTGGCAATCTGACAAATGCCGGGCTTGGTCTGTACGGTCAATATCAATCCGCCCAGTCCGCAAAAGACATCGCTGCACAAAACGCCGCGATGCAAAAGCCGTGGCTAGATGCAGGAACAAATGCGCTCGCTCAAATCACACCTGGCATTCAATCCGGTGGCGAATTCCGCAAGGATTACACCGTAGCGGATTATCAGGTAGACCCATACAACAAGTGGCTGCAATCGCAAGGCTCAAAGGCTATCGAGCGAAGCGCGGCGGCAAAGGGTACGCTAGGTTCGGGAAACGTGCTGGCTGAACTGTCAAAGTACAACCAAAACGTAGCTGGCGCAGGATTTGCAGATCAGTGGAACCGCGAACAACAAGGCACGACAAACAAGTTCAACCGACTTGCTAGCGTTGCAAATCTAGGCCCGACTGCGGCGACTAATGTAATGGGCGGTAACGCTTTTGCAGCATCCGAAGGCGCGAAGTCTAAGATCGGCATGACTAACACGCTGTCAAACCTCGTCAATAGCTGGGGGACTTAATCATGGCTGACTTCTCGCAATATGGAACCGCTGATTACGCTAATAAGATGGCGGATAAGCTGTCTGGATTTAACCTGCCTGAGAATGTCGCCGCTCGCAGGAATGTGCAGATAGGGCAGCAAGAGCAGGAAATGAAGCTGCGGCAAATGCAGCAAGAGGTTCAAGATAAAGAGCAAGCTAGGCAAGCGTGGAAGGCGGCAGTAGAAGCAAGCAAAGCAACCGGAGAAAGCCCCGCTACGATTTATCGCAAGAACGCCGCTAATCTTGGATATGCTCAAGCGACTGAGGCAGAAAAATACGATCAGGAACTTAAAAAGCTGAAAGCGCCTAAATACGAATTCGATAAAACAACAGGTCAACTTGTAGGGATTGATCCGATTGGCAATGTCACAGTCAAGAAGGTTGAAGGGTATCAGCCTTCAATGAAGCTGGAAGGCGCAAGCAATCTCCGCAAGTTGATGGAAGAGCGCAACCAGTTCCCGAAAGACTCGCCAGAGTGGAACTCATATACCAATGCGATCAGGAAAGAATCCGAGACTCCGCAGCAGATTACGCCGCGAATCGTGATGCCTCGTCAGGAACGCATGGTTGCAGTAATTGACACAGCAACAAATGCGCCTATATATGTCCCAGCTTCTGAGGCTGTCGGCATGCCTGCCGTGCGTGGCGACGGGGAAGCTCCCCCTAAAGCGCAACCCGGTACGCGAGTATTTAAAGATGAAGCCGGAAATTGGCAATCTGAGCTAATCCCGAATCAACCAGCTTGGCAGAAGGCGAAAAGCCAATATGCGCAAGACACCGCTGCAGTCACGAATGCCGTTGCGGATGCGGACAAATTATCACAACGTGCGGAAGCTCTTGCAAAGCATCCGGGACTTGCTGGAAATTTCGGCATGCGCGGATATGCCCCTAACGTAAGGGGCACTGATGCGGCAAATGCAGAAGTTCTATTGTCAGAGCTGAAAGACTCAATGCAACTGGCCGGATTTGGTGCTTTGCGTAGCACGTCTGGCTCTCCTGGTGCGATGACTGAGAAGGAATGGCCGAAGCTTGAGGCGGCGATTGCAAAGCTGCAAAATGCTTCCGATGTAGATCAAGCCAGATCCGCATTAGCCGATATTTCGCTTTATGCGAAGCGTATTAAGTCGGTAGCATCTTCGGCATACGATAATGAATGGAGCGGATCTCAATTCGCAAATCAAAATAGTGCGCCTGTTCAGGGTGGCGATTTGCACTCAAAAGCCGATGCAATTTTAAGGGGGCGATAACATGGCTACCGCAGACGAATACGCACAATGGATTATTGATAATCAGGCGAATCAAAATTCTCCTGAGTTCCGCACCGTCGCGGCTGCGTATAAAGATGCGAAGATGCGCGAATCCAAAGTTTCCGCCGTAGAGCAATATTCGGAGTCGGTGGCGAAAGAACAAAAGCGAATCTTCGATGAATTGCCGTGGTATCAGCAAATGGCGGTCGGGGCCGGAAAGTCAGCCGTTGACCTTGGGCGCGGCGTCGGGCAATTGGCTGGGGTAGTTTCGCGAGAGGATATTGACGAAGCGGAAGCTATTGATAAAAACATCACGGGATGGGGAACTGCCGGACAGGTACTTGGAACCGTTGGGCAGTTGGCTATCCCATTCGGTGCGGGTGCTGGACTGGCTAGATTGGCCCCTGCCGGCAGTAAATTAGCCGCAGCGGGGCAAGGGCTGGCGAACGTAGTTACAAAGGCTCCATTGTCGCTTAAAGGTGCTGCGCAACAGGGCGCGCTGGGCGGAAGTCTGGGCGCGATACAGCCAGTATCAAGCGATGAAAGCCGCACCTTCAACTCAGCACTTGGGGCGGTTGGCGGTGCGATTTTGCCGTTGGCCGGTGCTGGATTTAAGGCCGTACGGCGCGCAATGGAGCCTGTCACAAGCCCGCAAATCGCAGCGGCGCGGAAGCTGGTTGAAGATGCTGGCGGCGAACAGGCGTTAGCGGATGCGATTCAAAAAGCGCAAGCTGCCGGAATGTCTATGTCGGGATCGCCGTACACGCTGGGGCAGGCCGGCAAGAGCGCGGGACTTTCGGCAACTGAGCGCGCAAGGGCAGCGGTTAACCCGGAGAATTTCCAACCTATCTATCAGGGGCAGACCGAGGCCAGGATTGGCGCGCTTCGCGGGATAGCGCAGGATGACACCGCATTGCTTGCGGCAAAAGAATCGCGAGATGAAGCTGCGAAGGCTGTATATGATCCTGCGTTTGCTAGTGACTTGCAGCGACAATCCGCCGAACAAGCAACGGCGAACGCAACCCGATCAACGCAAACGGGCGGAATTGGCGGGGTCGGTGACGCGCCAGTGAACTTAGACCCAAGGCTGTCAGCACTGCGTGGGAACCCCGTTATCGACGCCGCAAAGCGTGATGCGCAGACGCTTGCAAAGACCTTCGGTAAAGATATAGGCGACCCGATGCAATCGCTTGAAGGGTTGCATTACATAAAGTTGGCGATAGATAGCCAGCTAAATAAGCCGGTTGCAAATACGTCGCTCGGGTCTTATTCGGATGCTGCTTTGAAATCTACGAAAGCACGGCTGATGGATGCGATTGTCGGAACCGAAAATGCTCCCGGCATATCGCCTATGTACGGTTCGGCCGTCAAGCAATATGCGGAAATGAGCAAGCCTATCAATCAAATGCAGGTAGGCCGCAGCCTCATGGATACATTAGTCGGCGAGGCAACAAAGTACGGCGCGAATCCGAAACAGCAAGCCGAGGCATATTTCCGCGCACTGAAAAACGCACCTGCGCTGATTAAGAAAGAAACTGGCATGAGCATGCCGCTTGAGCGCATTATGACACCCGAGCAAATGGCGACACTGCGCAAGATTGGCGAGGATTTGGCACGCAAGGTTGACGCTGAGAACCTTGGGCGAGGCGTAGGTTCGGACACTGCGCAGAAATTAGCCAGAGGGAATATCGCTAGCAACATGATGGCCGAAGCCGCTAAAGGCAGGCTTTGGCGAGTAGGAGAATTCGCATCGAATCTTGCTAATTTCAGGGTCGGCGGAGAACTGGATAAGATGCTGCAAAATCCAGAAACCGCACAGCAAGGATATAACGCGCTCGCCGAATTAATTGCGCGCCGCGCTATCGAAAACCCGAATACGAATGCACTTAGGGCGATTGGCATTCAAGGCACAACGCAATCTCTGATCGGGCAGCAATGACCGCCGCGATAGCAATGTTTGTCAAACCGTTCGTGGTGATCGCGTTTATCATTTTTGTCCGTTCTATTAACTGGATGGCGCAGACATTTTTGCCGAATAGCGTAAGCGAATTTTTGCTCAAGAAACGATAATGCAACCCCTAGCCCAGCCTCCCCGCAAAGACGACCGATCATTCGATGATTGGATGTTCCGCCTATGGAAGCGCATCGCTGCTACTGCGGGGCTGGCGTGGTCGTTAATCGACAAAACCGGGAGCAACATCACCGACATCGAGACGCGCAATCATGCCGATTTGCAGAATATCAACACGGCGATTTATTCGCACTTGTCGGCTGCTGATGCGACTGACTTGACGGATGGGGGGGAATCGACGCTCCATTATCATGCCAGCGATAGGGACAGCGCGAACTTCACCGGAACGGATTGGGATGATTTGACCGATGCAGGGCAATCATCTTTGCACGGGCATCCTGACTCGCTGATAAACATCACAACAATCGGGTCAGTTACTGATAACGTAACTGTTCAAGACTCCATAAGCCACGCGTGGTCGTCTGGAAGCGTTACAGGGTTTGAACTTACCGATAATGGCGACGGGACGATAAACCTTGCAGCAGGCGAGGCGATGCTGCGGCCCACCTCCGATCCTCACGATACGCTCATCTCGATGGCTGTCGGTGTGACGGCTAATCTAGCCCTTACGGATAACTCGCTGAATTATGTCTTTGTGAGCTATAACGCCGGTACTCCCATCGTTCAGGCCGGAACATCGCTCACCGATTTTAACTGCATCGACAAGTGCCTGATATATTCAATATCTAGGGAAGGTACGACCCTATACTGGGTGTCTGCTGGTGAGCAGAATATAGACTCAAACCGCAAGCATCGTCGGATGCTTCTTGAGTGCGAGGGATTCCGACATGTTGTTGGAGGCTCGGCTTTAGGTGCGTCAGGTACGCGCAACTTCGCGATTACTGCTGGATCGTTTTATTACGGGCTGGCTAAAGTAACGCACGATGCTTTTGATACATCGGCAGCTAGCACATTCAAATACTACTATCGCAATGGGTCTGGAGGATGGACAACATCTACCGGAAACACGCAGATAAATAATACCCAATACGACGATGGTACTGGAACATTAGCCACGCTCGGAAATAACAATTACGGTATTCATTGGGTTTATCTAATCTTGGATAACCCGACCATCATCGCCGTGCAGTTCGGGCAAGACGACTATGCCAATATCGCTGCCGCTAGGGCTGCAACTGTTCCAGCAGCTCCCCCAACTATGCAAGGTATCGGGGCTCTCGCGGGGCGTATTATCATTGAGAAGTCGGCGGCTTCATTCACGATTGTGGAAAGTTCGTTTTCTCAGTCATTTATGGCAACTGCTGCCACTCAGCATAATGGATTGGCCGGATTGCAAGGCGGTGCAGTGAGCGACTACTATCACGTGACAGCCAATGAATATGGTAATATCCGTTCAAGTTTGTGGGCTTTTGCAGCCGCGCAGGGGTAAGTATGATTAGATTAAATCAAACCGCATCGCAACTGTTATCGCTGATTACTGAGCAGAATGGTGCGACGGTTGTTGTCAGCTACTCCGACAAGTCGGCAACGGGCTATGACGGGGATACGCAAGTCACTGCAATCACCTCTGCGACAACGACCACGATATGCTCGACACCAGCAGCAGCAACGATCCGCGACGTTGACCATATATCCGTTCGGAATACCTACGCCGGATCTCAAGCGGTAACAGTTCAGCTTTCAAGTTCGGCAACACTTTACCCGCTGGTTACAATTTCGCTCGCGCTGGGCGATTCGCTGGAATACACGCATGGCTCAGGCTGGCGGGTTATGGATAGCAGCGGGCAGATCAAGATGGCGCTGGCGTTTACCCCTACTTCCCATGCAGGATTAACTGATTTGGCTTGGGAGGGGTCTGGGCATACTGGGACTGCGGGGGCTTTAGCCACGTTTGATGGAGCCGGAGGTGCCGCAGAAGTCATAGAGCCTGGAACTAATCTAGCTGCATTAGAAGGAGATGCAACGCAAGCATTCTCAGCCGCCAGCCTAAATGGCGGCCCATTGGCAGGGCTACGGAATATCATAGTCAATGGAGGATTCACTATAAATCAAAGGAAGTATGCTTCCGGTGCAGTATTATCTGCCGGAAGTTATGGACATGATCGCTGGAAAGCAGGATCCGGAGGTGGGGACTATTCATTTACACAGCTTGAATCAAATACTGCAATAACAATTTCGGCAAATAAGACTCTAATTCAGGTTATTGAGAATAAAAATATTCATGCTACTAGATATGTTGTTAGTTGGACTGGCACGGCTCTAGCCCGAGCAGGCGTGAATAGTGCAACTCCTTCGGGGGCCTACGCGGCAAGCCCGATAGTTATTACAGGGCAAACCGTTGGCACGGTGATGAGCATAGAGTTCGGCAATGGAGCCTCTGCGGGCACTCTGGGCGTAGTACAAATTGAGGCATCCTCTTCTGCTACTACTGGAACACCCTTTGAGAATCGCCCGGCCGGACTAGAGCTTAGCCTATGCCAGCGCTACTACTATAGGCTTCAACCCGGAGCACTTCAGCCTTTCGGGGTTGCGTACAACGCTAATACTAATCAGAGCTATATCGTCATATCTCTCCCTCAGATGCGTACTGGCCCGACCGCTTTGGGGCAGAGTGGCACTGCTACAGACTATGCAGTACAGCAAGCGGGAGCTGTTACTGTTTGCAGTGCAGTTCCTGTATTCTCGACTGCAAGTTCTGCTGTGGCGATGATAGTATTTACAACGGCAGGAGCAGTTACTGCTGGGCATGCAGTAGTGGGAAGGGCAGCTACTGCGGACGCCTATTTAGGATTCTCTGCGGAGCTATAAAATGATTACTTATAAACACCTTACTGATACAGTCCTCGCAAGGATTGATGAGGATGGAAAGTCTAGGACTTCCTGCTCCGTTGAAGATGAAGAGTTCAAGAAGTGGTGTGCATTAGGCAATGCCCCTCTTCCCTTGGAAGATCCTATTCCTGATTATGCCGAGCAGATAGCAGCACTGGAGGCTAAGGAGCTACTTCCAAGGGCTATTAGAGAGCTGATGCTTAAATATGCAGAGGCCGCTTACTCACCTGAGGAACTCCTTCTAGATATTAGCTATCAGCGAATAAAGAATCTAGATACTCAGATACGAGAACTACGAGCTTTAATGTAGTCTGAGTTATATAATTACCAATCGCTGGGAGGCGAAGCATGGAAGAACAGGAAAACCGCAGACGACACTGGCACTTGGAGAAGTCCATAAGTGTCGGCCACATTATCACCACTGTGGCAATAGCCGGAAGCGTGCTCACGTGGGCGATGCGAATGGATACACGCGTATCTGTAATCGAGACACAGATACACTATTCGGCGGAGCAGCAGAAGCGCATCGAATCGACCGGACGGGAAGGGCTTAACGAGATCAAGGCATCGCTCATTCGCATCGAATCGAAGTTGGATGGTAAGGCGGATAAATGAGCAGCCGCAGCCTAGACCACCTGAACCCATACACACGCGATGCCTCGATAAAGCACAAGCAACTGTGCAAGTCTCGCGGTGTCGAATTGTTGATTTACTGCACCCGCCGCGACAACGAGGAACAGGACGGACTGTACGCCATAGGCCGCACCTTGCCTGGAAAGATTGTCACCAACGCTCGGGCCGGTCAGTCGGCTCACAACCCAGACGAAGATGGATATGCTTCAGCATACGACTGCTGCCCGATGATCGCCGGCAAGCCGATGTGGGACAGCAAGCACCCCGCATGGGCTATCGTTATCGCGTGCGGTGAAGATGCGGGGCTTTCGGCGTCTGCCCGATGGACAGGCAAGCTACGCGAGGTTGCGCACTTTCAAGACCCCAACTGGAGGAAGCCATGATCGCACAAATGCTCAAATCCCGCTCAATTCGCTGGGCGTTGCTCGGCATCATCATCGGCGTGCTAGAAGTTCAGTGGGCTATCGTGACCGATAACCTCACCCCCTACATCGGCGCACAGGCGATGGGCTGGGTGACTATCGTGTTCGGCATCGGCGCGGGGGTTTACCGGCTGGTGACTACGCAAAGTGTTGGCGACAAATGATTTACCTCCGACTTGCAGCTGTTGCAATCGTCGCGCTTGCGATGTACGGCGCGTATTGGTCGGTGGACAACAATGGATATCAGCGCGCCATGTCGGAGATGCGCGACTCCTCTCTGGCGGCCGCACAAGAGCAAGCCATGCGCCTTAAACTTTCACAGGAGAAACACGATGCCGATCAAGCTACTATTGCCCGCCTTGCTGCTGATGCTCGCCGGGTGCGCGTCAACTTCCCAACCTGCTCCGGAAGTATTAAAGGTGCGGACGGAAGCGCCGGGATACTTTCAGACGGAGTGGATGCTGCATTTGCAGAACTTCAAGAATCGACTGGCCGACTTGTCGAACGATGCGACCAGCTCAATATCGACGCCATAAGGCAGAATGACTCTCTGCCATAAATGCCGCTATCCATTGCGCCCGCTACAAGATGGCAGGTGCAGCGTGTGCGGGTCTCGATTGATCTTAGGCATGAACGTCCAGCGCCGCACTTGGTTGCACCGGACGCACTGAACCTTCGTGCCTTTGCGGTCGGCGTACAGGGTCAGCCATTTGTGGATGCACACGGCTCACCTCGTCTGCCGACATAGGCCGCTCATACTCATATAGCGTGTACTCCCACTGTCCGCAGACGGCATCGTTAGAGTGCATTTCATAGCACTCTGGGTGCATCCTATTCGTTCCGGCATCGCCGCATTCGTAGGTGCGCCAGCGATAGTATATTTCGCCTACCGCTATCGATTCTCCGCAGCTCATGCATCGATGCTGTTTTTTGGCTTTGGGTTTTTCTACCGGTGTGCAATACATCACTTCACCTCGTCGGCCATGCGGCGCAGCCAGTTAGATACCATTGTCCCAACAGAATCGTCATTGGTTTCATCTGCCGCTTCCAGTAGTGTGCTTCTCTGCGTCTCTCGCGCCTTTTCAGCATCGTGCTTGTCGATCCATTGCTGGATGGATTCGGGGGTGGCGTTGAGTGCATTGAAAGCATCTGTCGCATAGTGTGTAAGAACGTCTGCGTCTTTCTGCGTACTGGCCCCGCAAGCCGCCTCGCCTAGATTATCGCCAAGGTTTTGCAGCATTTCCACCAGCATCGCGTTGTACGCCATTGCCTCATTCAAGGCACCATCCCAAGAAAGTTCCTTCACAGTTGCGGCGAGGCGCTCGTTCTCTGCTTTGAGTTCTGCTAGTTGCTTCGGCAGCGATAGCACTTCATCTGCATCCTTAGTTAACGGATGCCAGTAGGTCGTCCCGGCGTGCAGCCCGGTGAGTCGCATAACTACGCCATCAATATTCCCATCGTAGTCGTTGTATCCGCAGGCTATGGTGAGTAGTTCCAGTGCTTTGTCAAGCTTCGTTTTGAATTCTGCAATATCCTTGTCTTTCTGCTCGGCGCAGGCTTGCCATGCTTCTTTCGCTGTCGGCACGCGGTCGTAGTCAGACTCAAAATCCATCCTGAATTCACGGTAATTCGCCTGTTCAGTCATTTTTATTCTCCCATGTTTCGGATTGCTTCCGCATAAACAACGCCCTCATGCCGGTCAAGGTCGTAGATGTATGGCACAAGGTACTTCTCGCCGCCGTCGAACTTCGTGTAGATTCGATGCGACTTGCAAAACTCCGCGTCGATTTCTCGCTGGTGCGCTGCGATGTCATTGGCGAAAGCCCACAGTTCCTCCTCCAAATCAACGTAGTCTTCTGGCCAAAGTCCGCGCTGCACCGCCAGCCGTCTCAACACTTCCCGATCAATAGACACTGGGCATCCCCTTCACAAGTTGAACGTCCTTCCGACTCTTACAGGCCGTAACGCGACCGTCTGCTACGAATCGAGCGCGACCATCCAAGACCATATCCATCTGCCTGATTACTTCCATCTGATCTTGGACTGCTGCTTTCTGCCGCACCACTTCCTCCCGCCGGTCGAGGTTGTCCAATAGCACAACGATCACAGCCAAAACGACGGCAGCTTTGATCGTAAAACCTACACGTCGGGTCAACGGGTTGTGCTTGCTCTTCCATGGGTGCAGGGCGTAGCGGCGTATGCGGTTCATTCACGTCACCCACTTGTTTTTTCTGCCGAGACGATAATCTTCCTGCATTCATCCATCAACCCGGATATGGTGCATTCAGGCATTTTCTGTGAGTTTTTTCCGTTATATCTCAACCAGTATCGCCCCTTGAACGGTTTCGGCAAAAGCTCCAGCTTGTGCAACTTCCCACCTGCTACGATAGAGATTCTAACTGTTGCTTTTTGCCTCAAAATATAACCCCTTGAATCTGCTGGATGCGCCTATTTTAATAGTCTCGCACGATTGTGTCGATTTATTTAAAAATTAACCATGCGGTGCATATCATTCGTTATGCCCCGTCACAGTGATTTAACATCCTGCACGACCGTTACCGCATAGCCAAGCGCCTTGATCGCCTTGATCGCGGCATCCGTCAGTGTTGTGGTTCCGGCGATGGCGCAAAATAATTCAGCTTTGTCGCAAGCCGGGAAAATCCGTTGGTTCCCGAACTGGCTCACAATCCGCACTTTAATTTCCATGATGTTCACCTTTTAAGTTATTAAGCTTGCCTACTGGTTCGCATAATACAGGCGACGTATTGATCGTGTCAAGCGTTATTTTCAAAAGGTAAAAACCGCAGCGTAGGGCATAACCGTCGCTTCGAGAGGGACTGGACGAAAAGCGCCGTCCAGCCCCTCAAGCTAATCGTTGTGCCACACGTCGATGGCGAAGACCTCAACCGGGTCTTTCCCAAAGTGCGGGTGTGTTATCACCTTCACCGTGTATCCCTTCCACGGCAGCACAAGCCGGCGCGTGGTGTCGTCTCGCCTCGGGTATCCGTATTTCAGTACAACCGAGTCGTATTTCTTCCCGATCAACTTCTTGCGCCAGTAGTCATTCACAAGCCGGTATTCCTCGGGTTTGGTGCCCGCCTTGATCTGGTCGAAATACTCGCCCTTCAAATTCAAAACCAAGTCCATTTCTCTCTCCGTTTGGCAGGGGCACAACACATCATCCGAGCGGGACCGCGCAAAAGCGCGCGGCCCCTCAATTCAGCCGTTAGGCACTCTTTCGTTTGTACTGCGAAACGTGGGCATTTTTGCAATTGATGCAAAAATTAAGTGTGGAAGTACCGCATGACCACGCAACATAATCATTATGCCTGTCGCAATCCGTTTTCTTGCACTCCTTACCCGTTCTTGGTTTCGGGTAAAACTTGTCATAGTTTTCCATGTTTTCTCCAGTGCGGGCCTAACCCGTCAATCCAGCGGGACAGGCCAAAAGCGGCCTGCCCCTGATTTCATGCGTTAGAGGTTCTTATGTCAAAGTTCATATCTAATCTCCTTTACTCGTTGAAAAGCGAAAATGCCAAGCGCCGAGAAATGGAGAAAGCATTCGCCTCTGTTGACGCATCGTCTCAAGACGATCCGAATCAATTTACACAAAACGATTGGCATAATCGGCCACTTGGCGTTATTGCTCTTGGCATTATTGCCTCTTTGTTGGCTTGGGCTGTTTTGCATCATTACGGCCTCGCCTAGTGCAAAGGTATGCAACTACCGTAGCTCCGATAAACATTGAAAACCATAGCCCCATGTCACAGACCTCTAACCCGTCAATCAACCCGGACTCGCCTTCGGCGAGCCGGTTATTTCTGCGTTGGCCGTCACAGGTTCCCATGCGCTACGCTCCACCGGCTCAACCCACAGTCGCAGTTTCTGCGAGTGCTTGCCGCACCACAGGCATTCGCGGTGTTCGCCATTCGTCCGCCAGCGCGCGTCGTCGCCGACGAAGTGCATCTTGTGCGCCGGGTCAATGGCGCAGCGCCCTACGGCGGTGTAGCGTGGCCAAAAGTCCGCAATCTCTACCAGCGGACCGAGCCCGACCCAGCAGGCATGCTCTGCCTTCGTTCCATTGCACAGCACCTGCATCAGCCGCGCTCCGAAAAGGTCTCCGTTGTCCAGCATCCCAATCCACAGCGCGCCGGCCCTGTCAGAAAAAACCCGGCTCGTCCAAGCGTGGTGCTTCCGGCTGCGCATCGTCAGCCACTTGTGCAGGTTCGGGCTGTACTTCGCGCTCTTGCTTGGGTGTATCGCGGCCACGTCAAGGCCGTTCGCTTCTACTGCCAGTGTCATTTGTCGTCTCCAGTAAAGTGCCGGCCAACAACCGCATCGAGCGGGACCGTGCGCGATGAGGCCGCGCCCGGCCCCTCATGCGGAGCGTTATTCGCTTTGTTCTTCTGCACAAATCTTCCTGCTAACAAGTCGTTTGTGCGTGACTAACTACGCTCTCCTACAATCTTCCTCGCCGCAGACATCACATCCCGCTTGCTGATCGCCTGACGTAACGCCTCCAACTTGTTGCGCGCTATCTCTTGCGCATGAAGACATTCAAGCGTGGATTTGTCCGCTGCATCGTCGAGTTCGTCCTGGTACTCGGCAAGCTGGCACATCAGGCGAGCTTTGTCTGTGATGTTTATGTCCGGCATTTCATTCTCCGCTGTTGTTGGTGATGGGTGAACTATGCCAGCGTTTTACCGGCCATGCCATCCCCCGAAGGTGTGGGTATCATGCAACACTTTAGTGTTACTTCGCAAGCGAATCAGCGAACCAGTCGAGCATTATTCGGAGCTGCACATCCATAAGTTCGACCGCACGATGTGCGCCGTCGTAGTCGCCTTTCATGGCGGCATCCTCAGCCACTTTCAGCAGGCGTTTGGCTTCCAGCATGGCTTCTATGTAGTCTGTCATTACATCGCCCTCCAGCACACCCCAGCACCACGATGCCCGTTCCGCATGAAGGGGATGTCGGAGTCAAAGTCGTCAAACGATCCGCTGCCTGACTTCGGCATATCGGCGCGAGGCGCTGGAGCTTGCCGAACTGGTTTGTTTTCGCTGGCCTGTTGTTCGCCTTGCGCCTTGCCGCCCAGCAGTGCCAGTTCTGTCACCCGAACGTCCAGCGATACGCCTTTCCCTCCGTCTTTTTGGTCGTAGCTGCGCAAGGTCACTTCGCCGCTGATGCCGACAAGCTGCCCCTTCCCTAGGTACGGCAGCACGGATTCGCCGCGCTTGCCGAACATGGCACAGTTTGCCCACGTCGTTTTTTCTTTGTCGCCGTAGCCGGATTTGACGGCAACTGAGAACGACACGACGCTATCGCCGCCAGTGGTGAATCGTTGCTCGGCATCTTTACCGAGGTTGCCGGTGAATGTCCAGTTGTTGAGTCCCATTATTTTTCCTTATGATGCGAAGGTGATGCGGTTATAAATCTGTCGAGTCCTGCGAACGTCGTCCTTGCAGTAGTCGATTACCTTTTGCGGATCAACCGGCCATGTTTCGGCGACCATCGATCCGTCAAAGTCGCCCTTGCCCTCAATGCCGAATGCTTTGCAAAGCCTGTCCATGCTTCCGCGCTTGTGCGGGTCACTACTCCACATCAGCATCGTATCGGCAATGCAATCATCCCAAGGCTTCGCGCTCATGGCCTTGCGGATAGACTCGGGCGGCTTGATTCTGAGGATGATGCTGCGGTGCTTAAGGAACGGAAAATCAAACCCGGCGATGTTGTGTCCGCAATACTTGCCGACGAACGGCAGATAGTCGTAGAAGCGCTGGATTGCATCGCCTTCGCTATCAGTCGGCAGAGTGGCGAAAGTCTCTCCATCGTCTTCCTGCCACGCTATGCAGGCGATGCGCCCATACATTCCATCGAACGAAGTCTTCGCAACCAGTTCGGCGAGCGCGGATTCAGCGTTTTCTTCCATCCATGCCGCGCAAGTCTCTGGCTTCTTGTGCGTAGCTGGCGGCTTGATCGTGGCGCGCAACTGCTCGATAATTTCAGGGTCTTGCGTGGGCAGAGTTTCCGAATCAAAAGTCAAAATCATGATGCCGCTCCTTCGTCGATAATCTGTTGCAGGGTTTCTTTGCGCGCATCTTTTGCGGCGGTGAACTTGGATAGCGCCGCAGTGTCGCCGATAGCCTTTGCGGCCTTGTGCGCGGAGATGTATGCAGATTTCAGCGCGTCCTCTGTTTGTGCGTCGGTGATCGTCAGCAACAAATCGGCTACAGACGATTCGGAAAGCGCAGGCGTTACACCAGAGTCGAGCCAGTTCAGCAGCGTCTCGCCGGTCTTTTGCTCGATTTTGAAAAACTGCCCATCGAACAAGCTGGTTCTGTCCTTGCTGGCGCTGGCGATGTGGTTCATATCCACGTCCAGCATCACAGTAAACTCGTACTCCATGCCTTCACGTTGAACAGGGGCCATGCCGACCTTCTTCGGTGTTTGCTTGCCCTTCTCGTTTGTCTCAAGCACGTATTCCTGCTTGCTTCGCATCGTCGCGATAATGTGGCAAGGAGATTGCAGCATGGATTCAACCAGCGCGTTATGCTCTGGCGTGATCGTGCGCCATGCAGCAAAGCTGTTCGTTCCACGGTCGGCGAGTTTGCCTTGCTTGTCCAGCAAGCCGCCATCACCGGCCCATGCATGGCTCAGGCTGTCGATGATGATCGTGTCGTAGCCAGCAGATTCAAACGCCTTGATTGCCTCGCGGTATTTGCTGACAGAATACGGCGCTTCGATACCGATAATGTCGTACTCACCCAAGTGCGCGTACAAGTCACCGGAGCCGTGCTCAGTGTCAATCAGGCCGACCTTACCGCCCATACCGAACGCCATCAAAAGGGCGCTGTATGTTTTTCCGCCGCCGCTTGGTGCGGAGATTCCGAGCCTGAGCTTTGCTTTTTTTCGTTCTGCGCGCCTGATTTCCATGTTGTTTCCCCTTGTGCGTTTAGCCTGTTTAGTGGATGGTGGTAGTGATAGCAATCGTGCATATCAATCCCGGATTCGTTCTCTTGCTCCTGTTGCTCCTGTTGCGCCTGCCATTCATCTGCCATGCGTCCCATGCTGGCCTCCTTGTTTACTCAATTTCTCCGCAGCCCGATCGCGCCTGAGTTGTGCCATGCTCCTGATGTGGTGCGATGTCAGCGCGGCGATGTGGCAACGTGCGCGCAGGCCGTCTTTGATTATCTCGACTTGCGCGGTATCTGCCATGCGGTCGATGTTTGTCAGCCAGTTCATTTCAAACCTTCGGTGCGTCTGGTAGTGGCATCCAGTGGGTCGGATCGGTTGCCCAGCAGTTCGGCATGTCATCGGCTTCGACCGATGTTTCGTACCATCCTTCAAGTCCATCGCAGTCTTCCGGCTCTTCCCATGTTTCGATGATTGCATCCTGAGAAAACCACTGCCCCCGCATCGTTCGCCAGTTGCCGTGCGAGTTGCGGTAGCCAAGCAAAATCGTGCAGCCTGTTTTCGGCGCTGTTTCAATCGTCTGCCATTCCATTTCAATCTCCTTTATTTTGGGCGCTTTCGAGTAGCGCAAGTATTTTCTTCGCACCTGAGCGCGCGTAAATCTGCAATCGCAGCGCATGCTTCGCGCTCTCGTTTCACTATGCCGTCCAATCTCTCATCAGGATCTTCGGACAATATAGCGCGCACCCGTGCGATGAATTCTTCCTTCGTTTCCGCGTCATGCGTCACAATGTCGCGAAGTGCGCAGATAGTCGCGGCGAGAGAGTCGGCGCGGTGCTGGTGCTGGGCATCAGCCGGCATCGTCTTCATCATCTGCGGCGCATGTAAATTCGTTTGCAATCTCGCGCAACTGGGTAGATGTGAGCTTCCATGACTTAACCTCATCCCAGCGCCCGCAGCATTTGTTCGGCGTAAGCCTTGTTCCGCTGTGCTCGCTGTTAAGTGAAATCGCAAACATCCCATGCGGGCATTTATCGAGCGATAGCGTTTTCATGGCCTCCACCACAACACCAGCACCACAATCGCCGCCAACGTGTAAACGATCATGATGAAATGTCCCGAAAAGTTGGTGATGTCCTCGACCTCTTCGTATTCGTTAGCAAGAAATACCGGCTCATCGCTCCCGAATGCCTCCTTCGTGGTGCGCGGGAATCGGTGGACAGTGTTTCCGTATTCGGCGTAGAGGTTGTCGGTCATTTTGCGGACTCGGCTTTCTCGATTGCAATGCGAAGTTTTTCCAATGCGGCGCGGCTACCATCGTTATCGCTCAGGCGCCCAAGCGTTGGAAGAGAGCCGACAACAAATGATCTAACTTCAATAGCAGCATCCATCAGCTCGTCGCGCTGCTTCCTGATGATGTCGTATGCGTGGATAAACTTCCCGCCGCGAGCGGCTGATTCGAGTTCGCTGGTCGGTATTCCGGCGCAGGCATCCAAGCAAGCCTTAACTCGGCGTGCGCCTTCTTCTCGACTAATAGATAGTCTGCGTCCTTCCCACATCATAACGACGATTTCATCGGCATTAACGCCATCATGATTCAGCCGATAAACCAGCGAATCGACTATTTTCAGCGGCTGTTTTTCTGCGTCGTTCATGGTGTCACCTCCATTTGTTTGCGCGCCACGAATTCAGACTCCAGCCGCTCCAATTCTGCGATGCGCTCTTCCTCGGTTTGCTGGTTGCCGAACATGCGCGCCATCGCACCATCAACCGCGTCCATCATCGGATTGGCTTGCGCCAGAAACTCCGGCAGGCCCATCGCCTGAGTGCCTGCGCAGAGTGATTTGATTTCGCTCATTACGAAAACTCCCCAGTTATGTAATCCCACGATCCTTGGCCATGCCCTATGCAATGCCATCCATCAATTTCATGGCGCATCGGAAGCTCGCCATGCCACATCCGCTCGGCTATCTTTTTCTCCATATCGCCAATGGAAATCTTCTCGCCGTACTCATCACGAATAAAGGATCCGGGCGCACTCCAAAGGCCGCGCCAATCGTCCAGCGTGTTGATATTGTCTTCTGGCATTACATGCAACGCGAAACACCATCCGCCAGAGCTTTTTCCTATGTGTAAAGCATTGAACGGCCTGCCGCAGCATTCGCAATCGGTCTTTTGGTGCAGATAATAATTAGTTCCCATGATTACCCTTAGTTAATTAGGCTGCTGTTAAAGCCGCAGCTCGCATCCTGAGTCCCCGGTATCCGCGCCCGTAGTCGTTTTCCCTGTTTAACTCAGCCTCTGTTTAATGCCCAGCGGTTCGAGGCGTTTCTTTATTAGCCGTTGCCGTAGCCGTCGCCGTAGCCGTCGCCGTAGCCGTCGCCGTAGCCGTAGCCGTAGCCGTCGCCGTAGCCGTAGCCGTAGCCGTCGCCGTCGCCGTCAAGCGTTAGAGTAGTTTCCATTTCGCTTGCTCCACGTCGATGATGGAGATTACTGCACGATTTGGGATGCGTAGTGACCCAACCTTATCGAGCTTTGTTCCTGACAATGGGCCTCCGACTAATTCACCGATCCCCTTTGTAGTTCCCCACACGCGGATATTGCTGGAATTTTTCAGCTTAACAAAATCATCCGTTTCTTCGACATTGCCGATATAAACGAATCCGCGATCAGCTATGACAATCTTTATATCGCCATCGCACTTTTCCACCGAATCAGCGCGGATATATTTCACATCGTCAATCGTTATGGTTTCAGGCTTGCTCATGTCTATCTCCAAATGGTTAATAAGTGCCGTCCAAGGCTGGAAAGGAATCTGTCGCACATCCTTCGGTCGGGCGGTTTGGTTCGGGTGGCCGCCATCCTTTATTTTGTTATCGCAGTGCCTTTTCTCCTGCGCTCCTTCAACCTTCTTAGGGCTATCGCTCCAGTCTCCGAGCTCATAACAAAACATTCCGTATTGCTCAATCGTCAGTAGTCAGGTGGCCGGTGCTAATCTCCGGCGATGGCATTTAACTACTGGTGGCGCTTATGCCTTCCGGCTATTCGCTTATTAGCCATAGCCCTCCCATACTGGGGCAGACCCCGCCCCGCCCGAAGAGTATCCATCTTGAAGCCTCAGCACATTAGCTATGCGCATTCACCTGATTACTGACGACTGCTTGTTAGGTGCTGGCGAAAGACAAAGATTTATGCACCACACAATCGCTACTTACGCACAATCGCCAGCAATACTGCAACAACAACAACTAGCTAAATTACTCTTGCTGCCTTGTAATGGATAGTAGATGGCGTGTTGCTTAACTCAATGTATGCGCCGATCTCGAATCCGGCTTCCCGCCCATGCGACATACAACCGTGCTGAGTAGCACTCACAACACGCCAACTGCTATCCACTACATTTGCTCGCTACCGTTGCGCCCTTACCGTAGTTACGACGCTGCACTATGACCGCGATTCAGACTAACGCTACTTGCCGGTACTTTAGGGATCTAAGAGCGCTCTGCGATTCCATACTCAATCCGTCGTTCGCTGCTGCTGGCCTGCCGGTTCGGCACTACACCGCCGATGTGAAGCATCATGCCATAACGTATGGCAAAGCACAAGAGGAAATTGCAACTTGTTGAAACCTGCAATATATGGCATCATACCAGCCATGAATAAACGCAAACTAATCGAATATCTGGGCGGCACTTGCGAGAAGGCCGCGCATAGATTGGGCTACGCATCAGATAATGCGCGCAACAACATCCAGCGCCTGAGCGACCCGCTGACCGATCGCCAGGTGCAGACGATCATCATGCGCATGAAGGCCAAGCGGATCAAGATTCCCGAGTCGTTGCTATGACACAGCAAATAGAAAGACTCAGGCGGTACAATCGATGGAGGCGCGGCGATAAGCGCCTGAAACAGCCAGACCCAAAGGCGCTTGGCGAACTTATAGACGGCGTTGCGGACAGGATGGAAGTGCTAGAACGAGAGCGCGCGGAGTTTTTTGAGCGGTGGCACAATGAACGGCGTAAGCGCGAAGCATTGTCCGTAGATGTTGCCCGATGCTTACGGATTATGCTATCTGAGCCGCTTAGGGCAGAAAGAATTTTACGTGAAGCATTGACCCTGAGCAATCAGGGCTAACAAGATAGGCGACTAGAATAGAGGCTGGTGGAGATCATATGCCCATCATGGAGACCATCTAGCCGCCTTCCTTGTTGGTGAATCGCAAGCGGTCGGCGTAGTCAGTTCGAGCTGTCGAACATATCTGGCGTATAGCGGCCAGACACCAACAGCCTACACTCCTCCCCCTGGAGCTTTGACCTGTCCTAGTGGCAGGTCTTTTTTTTTCGTAAATTTTGCTACTTGGTATTGCGGTAGTTGGCGGGCGGGGTTACTATGTTGGTGCGCTGTACATCCGGCGACATTCTTGACGGGATGATGAGTTGGCCTTAGCCAAACCCCTGCACCTACTCGGTGTCCGTCAACTCCCTACATGGGAGAGGGGTTTGACTAAGGCTTTTTGCATGGGAGAAAATAAAAAATGAATGCACAGTTCCAAGCTGCCCACCGATACGCGAAGCTGATCCCGAAGATGAAGGAGCGCAATCGTCGAACAGGCGTTTTAATGCTGCTGGCTAAGATCAAGGCAGCAATCAAGCATGGCTAGAATTCGCTCTATCAAGCCTGACTTCTGGACTGACGAGAAGATCGTAGAGCTTTCCGCTTTCTCGCGCCTGCTGTTCATTGGCCTGTGGAACTTTGCTGACGACGATGGGCGCATGGTGTACTCGCCCAAGAAAATCAAGATGCAGATATTCCCCGCCGATACTCTGGATATTTCGGAGTTATTCGGGGAAATTCGGCGGGAATCGCTGGTTGATATTTATGTCGTTGATGGTGTTGAATATTTGCAGGTAAAGAATTTTGCACAGCACCAGAAGATCGACAAGCGGACAGCATCGAAACTACCAGAAAATTCCGACTCACCTCCGAATTCCGCCGAATCCCACCGAATCCCAACTACGGAATGGAAGGGAAGGGAAGAGGAAAAGGAAGGGAATGGAATAAAAGCTATAGCAACCGGCAAGCCGGTTTGCCCACATCAGGAAATCATCGCCCTATACCACGAGATTCTGCCGTCTTGCCCTGCAATCCGCGACTGGACTACAGCAAGGGCGGCAGCATTGAAGGCTCGATGGAACGAGGATGCCGAACGGCAATCGCTGGAATACTGGCGACGGCTGTTCGAGTACATCGCCGCGATTCCGTTCCTGACTGGCAAGGTTTCCAGCTCTGGACGCAAGCCGTTCGTGCTGTCGCTGGACTGGCTGGTGAAGGCCGATAACTTCGCCAAGGTGCGCGAAGGACGCTACGAGGATTCCGCAGCATGAGCGACCTATCCGAAAACTTCACTGTCCCGCACAGCACTGACGCAGAGCAATCCGTACTCGGTGGACTGCTGATCGACAACAACGCGATTGAGCGCATGGGCGACTTGGAAGAGTCGGCGTTCTACACCGAATCGCACCGCCTGATTTACCGCGCCATCCGCAAGCAAGCTGCTTCCGGCAAGTCGTGGGATGTCATCACCGTGGCGGAAATGCTCGAATCGGTGAAGCGCTTGGATGCTGTCGGTGGGTTGCCGTACATCGGTAGTCTTGCGCAAAACGTGCCGTCGGCCGCAAACATTCGCCGCTATGCCGAGATCGTCCGCGAGCATGCCATGCGCCGAGAGATTATGGCCGCCGCTGCCGAACTATCCGAACTGGTCGCCGCCAATGGAGATGTCGCGGTGGCGATGGACAAAGCGCAATCCCGCCTGATGGCGATTACCGAAGGCGTGCAGACGGACGAGCCGCGCCACATTGCCGAGATCGTGACAAGCGGCTTGAAGGCAGCACAAAGGGAATTCCTACCGGCCTGATTGAACTCGATGCAATCCTGAACGGAGGCTGGCATCGCGGGCAGGTGATCGTGATGGCGGCAAGGCCTAGCATGGGTAAAACCGCGCTATCGCTGCACAACGCCACGTATGCGGCGCAGCATGGCTACGGCGTGCTGTATCTGAGCATGGAAATGAAGGATAGCGAACTGGCTGATCGGGCGATTGCCTCGTTGGGTCGTGTCAACCTTGGCAGCATCCTCACAGGTGACATGAAAAGCGAACAATGGGATGGAATCACACATGCAGTCGGCAAGGTGCAGGACATCGCGCTGCATGTGCTCGACAAGTCCGGACTGAGCTTCTACCAAGTGGCTACATTCTCGCGCCGCCACAAGCGCAAGCACGGGCTGGATGTGCTGGTGGTTGACTACTTGCAACTGATGTCCGGAGCGGATGACGAGAAGCGCCACGCTCAGATTGAGGAAATCACCCGCAACCTGAAATCTCTGGCGAAGGAGTTGGATATTGCGGTGCTGCTGTTGAGCCAGTTGTCACGTAAGACCGAAGAAAGCCGCCGCCCGAAGTTGTCGCACCTTCGCGACTCCGGTTCCATCGAACAGGATGCGGATGTTGTGCTGTTCATCCACCGCGAGGAAGTTGACAACCCGGAAACGCAATGGAAGAACTACGCGGACATTCATATCGCGAAGAACCGCCAGGGTGCGTTAGGGCGGGTAGGGGCGACGTACATCGGGCATCAGGTGCGCTTCGATAACTTCACCGGCACGCCGCCGAACTGGGACGAAAAGCCCGCACAAAAACCGAGAGGATACCCGTAATGACCATCCGCCAATCCTACGCCGAGCGAGACGCCGCCATCTTCGCATGGTCTGAAACTGGCATGCGCCAGAAGGCCATCGCGCAGATGTTCGACCTGTCCGAGTATCGCATCAAGGCCATCATCGCCAAGCAACGCAAGATTACCAAAACCAACTAGGAGGCAAAAATGGAACGCAAATTAGCATCTGTCAAACGCATTACCGAAATCAGAGCAATCGAAGGTGCTGACGCAATTGAGTGCGCAATTGTCGGCGGCGGATGGCCGGTAGTGGTGAAGAAGGACGAATTCAATGAAGGCGATTTGGCGCTGTACTTGGAGATCGACTCTTGGGTTCCGTATGAGCTTGCACCATTCTTGTGCAGAGGAAAAGAGCCTCGCGAGTTTAACGGCGTGAAGGGCGAGCGTCTGCGCACGATCAAGCTGCGCGGCCAGATCAGCCAAGGTCTGGTGTTGCCGCTTGACCCGAGTGAGGACATGGCGTTCGATGGGCAGGACATGACTGAGCGTTACGGCATCCAGAAATGGGAGAAGCCAATCCCGGCGCAACTGCAAGGCCAGATGAAAGGAAACTTCCCGTCTTGGATTCGCAAGACAGATCAAGAGCGCGTCCAGAACCTTGACGGGGTAATTTGCTGGGATGATGAATACGAAATAACAATCAAGCTGGACGGCTCCAGCATGACGATATGGGGCCATGCCGGCGAGGTCGGGGTATGCTCTCGCAACGTGGACTTAAAGATGGATCAGGAAGGAAATTCGTTCGTCAACATGGCGAAGAAGATTCTTGATCGAATTGAGTTGCCGGAAGAAATCGCCATTCAAGGCGAGCTGATTGGGCCATCAATTCAGGGCAATCGCGAAGGTCTAGCGGAACATGAATTTTACGTGTTCGATATATTCGATATTGTGGCGCAAGCGTATTGGTCTCCGCTGAGTGTGCGTGCATTTTGCAAAACCAACGGATTGAATCACGTTCCAGTTATTGATGAGCACTGCAAACTTGTTGACAATGGCGTTTGCTCGATTGAGTCCGCACTTGCATTCGCCGAAGGGAAATCGCTGAATAACCCGGTGCGAGAGGGTTTGGTATTTAAGCGCACAGATGGGGGATTTTCGTTTAAGGCCATCAGCAATACTTTTTTGCTTGGCGAAAAGTGATTATCGCAGCGCAACGGAGGAAAGCATGATTTCTGCAATTATCAACAAATTTCGCACGACCTTACGCACTAATCGGCTGCGCAAAGCAATCCGAGTTGTTGAGTCCGAAGGTCTCCATGTTTGCAACATGAAAGAGCTTTGGGATTCTGTTTATCTGGTAGACAAAAAAGGAAGCTGGCACAAGGTTGGGAGGAAAGCATGAGCCGGAAACGAGGCAAACGGCATAGCACGCTTGCGGTCGTTCCACTGGGTGCAAAGCGCAACAGATACGAAATCGACGCACGCGCTGCCTTGCTTGCACTGGAGAACGATTGCGCCAATCAGCAGCATCTGGTTGACCTGTACGTGCTAGCCGAGCTGTGCGACGAGCTGACCGACGAACCGCATATCAGGGCGCATTGTGATGCTGTGCGCCGGCTGTGCGACGAAATCCACAATGCCGAGTACGTCTGCACGGGATTGCGCTACGCAGCGATGCAGTCGAGCGCGAACCTGCTGCTTGACTGGTTCCACCTACAGCCGAATGCGTCCATCGCACGGATCGCGCTGCGCATGGTGGCGAAAATTGAAGGGGTGACGGAATGATGGAAACTACACCTAGAGTTATTGGGCTATCGCGCGACAATAGAACGCAGCGATGGCTTGTAACGTGCCCGAGGTGCGGCCATGTATTTGAGCCGCAAACGACCAGGCTATCATGGCAAGACATGGACTGCCCTAAAACAAAGTGCGGGGCGCGAATGATGGCTGACTACAATGCAGAGCCGCCAACAGTGAAATTGGTGCGTAAGGAGGCCGCATGAGACTTGAAACCTACCCCACCTGTAAAGCCAGCCGCAAGACGCGCAAGCCTCTGCGCACGGCTCTTGAATTGGCGGCTGAACACAATCGAGCATGGCGCAACTGCGCGGCTATCTTGCCGGGAGCGATGCACCGAAGCCGGAGATGGTCAACCGGCGCGGCGGCGCGTATTACGAACCTATCGCATTCCGCAAGTGGATTGCAAAAAAGTTGCCGAATTGAGCTATAACATGTAGCAATAATTTGTTGCTTGATGTAGAGTGTCGGAACGCTAACAGGGCGCAACGCTAGATTGAAAAGAAAGGATTTTTTAATGCGAGTTGATGACGAAGTATTAGCTGTGTTGAGCCGTGCTGAAACTAGCGGGTTTGAATTGAAGCTGACAGGGCAGCTTGACCGCAAGCTATACGAGCGCACGAACAAAGTGCTGGAAGCTGCGGGCGGGAAGTGGAACCGAAAAGCTAAGGCGCACGTTTTTGAATCTGAGGCTTTTGACAGAATTGACCAGATCATTTTGTCCGGTGAGGTTGAGATACCAAAGGACGAATTTAACTATTTTCCTTCCCCGCCTGCTGTTGTAGCGCGGCTTATGGAGCTTGCTGGAATTTCGCCTGGGATGCAGGTTTTAGAGCCAAGCGCGGGGCGCGGGGCTATTGCGGTAGCTTGCGCCGAGCAAGGCGCCGATGTTGACTGCGTGGAACTGATGGAAGTCAACTACAACGCGCTATGCGCGGATGACAGGCTTAAGCGCGTGAAACATGGCTGCTTCCTTGAGCATGGCGTGATTGAGGCTTACGACCGCATCGTGATGAACCCACCTTTTGCAAAACAGGCCGACATCAAGCACGTAACCCACGCGCTGAAATTCTTGAAGCCGGGTGGTAAGCTAGTTTCGGTAATGGCGTCAAGCGTTGGATTCCGCGAAAACAGGCTTACCAACGAATTCCGCGATTTGATTGCAGAGCGAGGCGGACGAATTGAAGCACTGCCAGAGGGCGCATTCAAAGAATCTGGCACGATGGTTCGGACGGTGATCGTTGAGATACCGGCTGCAATTTGATTTGGAGGTATTGCGGTGAGCCAAACCATCATCATCACCCAGCAAAGCCAGCAGAACGCACTGACTCGCATTTCCAACCTGCCGACAGATGGCAGCGTTGAGATTGTTGTATGAGCGCGTGGACAATTAACAGCGAATCATCGCTACAATCCGCTATTGGTGACGTGCGAGAGTTGTACCGTGTACACAAGTACGTAAAGCTATCCGCCAAGACAGGTAAGGCGCGTAGCTTGGATCAAAATGCAATAAGCCATAGTTGGTACGAGCAACTTGCCCGCGAACTTCGGGAGGATGATGCGGTAGGCTGGAAATCCTACTGCAAGCTGCATCACGGCGTTCCGATACTTCGAGCAGAGGATGTAGAATTTCGCGAGTTTTACGATACATCTATGCTGCGCACGATGAGCTATGAGCAAAAGCTTGCGGCGATGAAGTTTGTACCTGTGACTAGCATAATGACGAAGCCGCAGTTGAGTAAATATCTTGAATCGATGCAAATCGATTTCGATAAGCGTGGTGTATATTTAAAATTTCCAGAATTGGAGTAAAAAATGATTCGTAAAACTCGCCAGAGGAAAAAAAAGACCTTTATATTTAGTCAATAATCTTGCTGAAATTCACAGAGGCATGAAGAGATCCGAAGAAACAAGGAAGAAAATTTCTGATTCCATGAAAGGGAACCAGAAATGGCTAGGAAAAAAACATTCAGAAGAAACAAAGATTCTTATATCAAAAGCCAAAGCCGGCAAAGATAATTTGAAAGCAAGGAAGCCGATAAAAGCTAATAAAGTTGGCTGTAGCGATTATATATATTTCAGTGGATTGCTAGAGGCATCTAAAGCATTGGGTATCGGAGCATCAGGGATTTCTATGTGTTGCACAGGCAAGAAATCATCCGCTAGAGGGTATGAGTTTAGATTTACGAGCGCGCAGGAATTAGGCGTTATTTTTTACGTGCACAACGTAGAGTTCAGCGGGACTCCGGCAGCATCATCGCCGGAGGCTCCGCTGGAACGCCGGGTTGGGCCTGGCGCACAGGAGGATTGAGATATGCAAACAGCGAAAGAGCGAGAAGAAGCGTTTCGCCGCGACCTGGCGGAACTGCTGGCAAAGCACAAGGCTGAACTGAACATCACCGACGACGGCAGGAGCTACGGAATGCACAGCGGCGTTGCCGAGGTGACGATGATGGGCGAGTGGGACGCGGAAGGGAATCCGACCGCCGACTACACGGAGTTTCGGATATGAGGCCCAACGCCTGAATTAACGCGCCGCCGCTTTTGGCGGTCGAGCCTTGAACGCCGTGTTATGCGGCTATTTACAGGAGGATGAGATGGTTGATCTTTCAAGGCAGGAAATGACCGGGACGCTGTACGTGTTTGGCGTTCCGGTTTTGAGTGGGCTGTACGCATCGAATGCGGAGGACGCGATGACATGGCGAAATCGCGTGCCTCCGCTGCTGCGCTGGGCGTGCCGGTTTAGCTGGTTCATGACCTGGACGACGAAAGAGGAATACCGGGACGCGACCGGCGCGGTGAGGCGGCGAGACAGCCTGCCGCATAACGAAAAATTAACCAGCGGTGCGCACACTGCACCCAAAACGGAGTAGAGAATATGGAACACACTGAGGACGTAAACAAGGCCGCTGGCGCACCGTCTGAGTTGAATGCCGGGTTAGGCATTCTAACCACGGAGAGGTGAACGATGATAAAAAACAAAATAATTGAGCAGCAGGTTATTTTTGAATCTGCGACAGGTAAAAAGGCGCGCAACGTCTATCTCGGCAGGGAAGACATGAAAGACCTTTTGAAATGGGCGCAACTGAACGGCTACATCATGGACGCTGGCTCGGCGAACATCGAAGGTTTGGACAGGCCTGTGGTAAGAGGATTGAAATGTTTTGAGGTGAACGCGGACAGGCATATTGAATGTGCCTAGCGCCTAGCTAACCGGCGCAGGCGGCTTCATCGCCTGCGTCCGGGTTGAGCGACGTGTTATGCCGCCGTGCCGCCAGAACCGTTTTTTAACCAAGGAGCAAACCATGAACCTGAAATACCGCAAGAAGCCCGTAGTGATCGAAGCGTTTTGTTTGGACGGCGGCGCAATGCCGGAGTGGTTCTTGGACGCACGAAGCGCGGGAACCGTGAGGACGTATGCCGAGGGCACTGGCAACCCGTTCGATGACCCGCTGACGCACGCCGAGATTGACACGCTTGAAGGAACGCACAGAGCGAACCGGGGAGACTGGATCATTCGCGGGATCAAGGGGGAACTGTACCCATGCAAGCCGGACATCTTCGCAGCGACGTATGAAGCGGCATAACGAGTAGTTAACTCGGCTGCGCATCGCGCAGTCCGGTGGAGCGAAGCGGAACGAAAGTTAAACGTAGCGCCCTAAAAATGCCAGAAAGTACACCAGTTTTGATTTGCCGCGAATGCAAGCAAGCAGTAATCGGCCCGACTGATGGTGATCGCAAGATGGCTAAACAGGGGTATCGTTCCTGTGCTATGGCTGCAACTCCAGCCGAAAAAGCGCGGTATCATTCCGGCGGGCAGCAATGTAAATATCCGGGGAGGGTAAAGAAGTGAGTACACTACACTTACACTTACGATTTGAGTATTTCGATGCCATAGCGGAAGGCCGTAAATATAAAGAATACCGCGATGCGTCGAAGTGGCAAAAGAAACTGGACAGCGAAAAATATAAATTTATCAGGCTTTATAGGGGGTTTGAAAAAGTGGCAGACGATACGATTTTGGACATGCCGTACCGTGGCTACGAACTCGAAACAATCGTGCATCCTCATTTCGGGAACGTGGAGAAATTGGTTTGCGCTATTCATGTCACGCCACAAAAATGACCCAATCAGAGCATAAAGAGCCGAAGCCGAAAAAGTGCAATGCTCCTAACTGCGGGAAGATGTTCGTCCCTACTAAGCCATTGCAGCAAGTGTGCGATTTCGGATGCGCTATCGAGCTTAACCTGCACAACAGAGCCAAGAAAGAGGCTAAGGAAGCTACTAGGAAGCGCGTAGAGCATCGAGAGGCGAAGGCGAAGCTAAAGAGCCGCGGCGACTGGATGCGCGAGGCTCAGATCGCCATAAACGCATACCGGCGCGAACTCACGAAGTCGGACGGGTGTATATCCTGCGGGACGATGAACGGGAAAATGAACGGCGGCCATTATCGCAGCGTCGGATCAAGCCCGGAGACACGGTTCGAAGAACTCAATATCTGGTGTCAATGCGAAC